GATTTCAAGAATCCGAACACCATAGCCAACAAGCGTAAAGAGAAGATAAACGATTTAAGCACTGAAATTAAGGCATTAAGGGATTTTAAGAAAGATGCCGAGCGATATTTCAGGTATCATATAAAAGTCGTTCAAAACGAGAAATTAACCAAACCCCAAAAGGAATGGTACTACAACTATGTGAAGAAATTAAGAGAGGAATATGGGAACAATGAGCCTAGTAGATGATTTAAAAGAAGCAGAAAAGTTGTACATAGAAATGGCAAAGAATCGTGTTCCATTAGGGGAAGTACATTTAATAGAAACAAGTGAGGGTAAAATTAACATTCAAAGTAAAGTGTTTGAGAAACCTGAACTTATTGGATTGTTATATGCTTGTGCAATACTTTTGATGGATGAAAAAAATACAAAATGTGATTTAGATATTTTTAGAGAACAATTATGCTCTATGATATTTGATTTAATGAAAGACAAAAATAAGTATATAGAACTTATTAAGCATTGGAAAGAATTGTTAAGTAAGTCAGGTATAAATAGTAAATCCATTGTCATAAATGAAATGGAAGAAGCTTTAAAAGAAATAGAGGTATCAAACAATGAAACCAATTAAGATGGCAGCAAGAAAAGAGAATGTTACGCTAATGTCTACAGATGAATTCATTAAGGCATTTGGCGCATCAAAAGAGAATTCCAAGTTCTACCACTACACTCCTGAATGGCTAGAAAAGACACTACCCTATGGATTTAGAGAAGCATCCAACAAAGTATTGCAGGAGTATTCAATGGTAAGGCATCAGCTTGAATACATTGGTAGTGAAGCATTTGATGACAAGTACCACAGTGAACTAATCATTGAGTTTTACAGACAAGAAGATCATTATGTATCATACCTTATCGAAGATGGCTACCTATGCCAAGTAGGTATCTATTATCCGAGTGAAAAAATTGTAAGCTAATAAGAAAGGAAAAGACAGTATGCTAAAAGTATTAAGAAGCACAGAAGAGAAGAAAGCAATCTTTAAAAAAGGGGATAAGCTTATTACAAGTAATGTAATAAATAATAATACTATAGAATATATTATAAATAGGCCTATTAAGTCTTATTTATTAAAATCTATTCAATTTAATAAGTATATTAAAGTTAATAATACTAATAGTAAGGAACACCGACTTGTAGACATGGTAGATGATGCTACATTCTTTCCCACCTACAAGAAAGCAAAGGAATTTAAGGATACTGAATTATCCACCATAGATTTGGAAATTGATATAATCGAGGTAATAGACTAATCATGATTGAGAGTGAGCAGGTTATAGTTAGGGATTTCATCAATTATTGCAAGATCCATTTCAATATTGAATTTGATGCTGAATCCAACATTTACAAAAAGGTCAAAAATGCGTTCGAGCGTATCAGCAATGATAGTTTACCCATCTTAAGACTAGAAAAGAAAATAGCAGCCAAAAAACAAGACTATGAGGACATATCCGCTCCTTATGTTCGTGGGGAATCCTATGGTGGTTATGGTGGTGGCGCTCCAATAGAATCCTATAAGGTGTCCTATGATGAAAACATCCACATATTAAGAACAGAGCTACAGCAAGAAATATCCGATTTAGCAGTAGAGAAGAGAATCCTAGAGAAGCAACTCCAGGATGAACATGCAGTATTCAACAATACGCTTATGCTATTGAACAATCAAATTGCTAGGCAAGTGCTATACATGGCATACCTAGAGAAGCAACGCTATGCTGAAATAGCTCTTACACTAGATTATAGTTATAATACTATTACACAGTATGTAAGTAATTCTATAAGAGATATTTCCAAAAAAATTAAAATATTTTTATCAATATAGGAAAATATAGGATTTATAATGCTAGAATGATAATGTAGAAAGTATGAAATAATACTATTCTACTGATTATAGCATACGCATATTCACAAACAGATTTCTTCTTTATAAAGAGTCATCTTTTATCCCAATTCGAGATGGCTCTTTTCCTTTTCCAAAATTGAATATTTAATTAAGTGCTTGGCTGTTCAATAATAAATACTATACTCTCCAATATACAGTAATAAATGTCTAATAATTATAATAATAGTTACATACTCCCTAAAATATTGACTATTTGCAACCATGAACATAAACAATCAACAAGCAGCCAAACACCTAATTAAGCATTTAATATACAATCTTACAATATATATATTATTTATATATTTAATCTAGTAATTTACCAAGTAATATAAATTTATTTACTAAATAAGGCTAATAGTATTATTAGTCTTTTTATTTATTCTTAAAAACTATGAAAGTGAGGTAGTAAAAATATATTATGTCTAATGGTAATTTAATAAGAGATTTAAAGAAAGCTAATAAAGTAAATAATAAGTCTAATAGTATTAAGAATTCTAATAATACTAAAAAAGGCCTAAAAAATTCTACCTCAAATGATACTTTAAGTAATAGAGTTAGTGAAGCAAATCCATTTTTACCTAAAAAGGATATTAACTCATGGAGTACAGATGAGGGATTGCTTTATATCCAATCTTGGGCGAATGATGGACTTACTGATGCAGAGATATGTAAGAAGATGGGAATTGCTGTTACTACCCTTTGGCGTTGGTGCAATCAGGAAGAAAAGATTAGAAACGCCATCATACGTGGGCGTGATACAATGACAATGGAAGTAGAGAACATGATGTATAAATGTGCCATGGGATTTAAGTACACTGAACAGCAAGTAACAAAGGATGGCGACATAGTAGAAGTTGAACGATATTATGAGCCAAGCCAAGAAGCACAAAAGTTCATTCTTACGAATAGAAGAAAAGACAAGTGGAAGAGTAAACAAGAGGTTGCATTAGAAGCACAGGTAGAAGCACAAACAACAATTAAGGTCAGTGAAGCTGATAAACTAGCCGATTCCTTATTTGGAAATGAGGATGATCCTGATGAAACTGTCGAAGAAACAGAAAGCATTCCTAACGTATAAAACAAAGGTTGAATGCTGCGAGGGTCAAACTTATGGTGGTAAAACTACTATTGGAGCAATCAAGTTCATTCTACGAGTAAAGGCATCCAAGAAGAAGCTACATTGTATTTGCGGTTTAGACTTGGGAACAATAGAGAAGAACATAATCAATTCTGAAATGGGCATACTTGCATTCTATGGGGATGAAGTTGATTATCGAGGAAATGGGGATGTTGAATTTAACCTACCCCATTTGTATGTTGAAAGCCCACATGGTAGGAAAGTAGTTTTCTTATTCGGATATGCTGACCAAGCAAGATGGAAGAAAGCATTAGGAGGTCAGTATGGTTGTGGAATGATAGATGAGGTAAACACAGCCGATATGGACTTGGTTAGAGAAGTTGCAATGCGTTGTGATTACTTGCTTATGACATTGAATCCTGATGACCCTAATTTGCCTATATACAGAGAGTACATAAATCATTGTAGGCCATTACCTAATTTCGAGAAAGATGTACCAAGTGAAATGATGAATCAGCTTTTATCCCAACCTGCAAAAGAGGGATGGGTGCATTGGTACTTTAGAATGGATGATAACCCAACACTTACACCTGAAAAGAAAGCAAGTATCATTGCTAATGTACCCGAGGGTAGCAAGACATGGAAAGCGAAAATATTGGGTTTAAGAGGTCGTAGTGAGGGTTTAGTATATGATGAATTTACGGACAAGAAAATCATAAAATTAGACCAATTTAAGTGGTTACCAATGGAAATGGTTAGCAAAGTCATATGTGGCTTGGATAGTGGTTTGAATAATGATGCAACCGCACTTGTAACAACCCTTATAACTACAGCAGGAAGATTGCTAGTGATACCATCATTCTATTACCTACCAAAGATAGGAAGCAATGCAAATAGCCAACAAGCACTAAACATAGCCAAGTGGCTTGATTATTGGCTGCCTAGATTTGGAATCAACATTACGAACATTGTAAGCATCATAGGCGATAGTGCAGCAATTACACAAGACCTAATGTATGAAATAAATTTAAAGACACCTTTTAGGGCAATGAAAGTCGAGAAGAAAGACATCCTAAAAGATACGCAAAGGGTAAAGTCAATCATTGGTAAAGAAGATTGGTTTTACATCATAGATGCAGGTTACAGAAACCCACTTAATCCAAATGAGGTACTAGGGCATAATGACATGTTCATTGTTGAGCTTAATAACCAAATATGGGATTTAAAAAAGAATCAGCCTATGGATGGCAATGATCACTGCATAGATGCGTTTAAGTATGCATCTAGTTACATATATCAGATGTTTAGAGGAGGGATTTAAAAATGTCGGAAACAATACTAGACTATGACAAAACGAATAAATACTTGCCTGAAACCTTAAGGCAATTCGTAGGTACGGCCGATAGAATAGTACATCAAGACTTTGCGCAGTTCATGCCATTCTATAGTGGTGTTGAACTATCAGCAGTATTCAATAATAAGATGGCTGCAGAGTTTGCAGGAGGTTTTACTAACTTAAACTACCAATACTTAAGAAGCGGAACAGCTCCACAACTTTTAAAAACATTTGTAAGAAAAGCGGTAGGGCAAGTATGGTATCAAGCCGAGGAAGAAAACGAGGTTGTATTCAATGACTACCTAGAAAGAAATTACTTTAGCAACAACCTTAAGAAAGCAACTAAAGAAGCAGCAATGACAGGGCGCTCCATCATGGTTGTATATCCAAAGGAAGAAAATGTAGAAATTGCAACCTATAACTTGTTTAGGCATAGAATTGTGTTCGATAGCAAGATGAATGTAAAAGAAGCTTGGATATACATAAATCGAATTGACAATAAGGATTCATACTCAAATGTTATTTGTGAGCATAGATATTATGGTAAAGTAGATAAAAAGCCTTATCAGGAATTCACTCTTTATCAATTTGATAGTAGGGCGGTAGGTAAGGCTAATCCAAAAGTAGTTGAAAATACTTACATACCAAAGAACATATTAGAAACATATCCTGATATTGAATTCAATGTAGCGAAGAAATTGGAATACCCAAGCATTGGAGTATATGACATTCCATACACCCTAGATAATAGTAAGTTCATTGATGTGGATATCCCTGAATCTATGTTCATTGATGCACTTGATACAGGTGTATGCTTGGATAGTTCTATTACAGGCAAAGAGGTAGATAAGGAAATCGGTCGAGGTAGAATTCTATATCCTGACTTTGAACAGGGTAATATTGGAGCAATGGATGTTTCAATGATGGGTAGTAGAGTAATGCGAAGCTTAAGTATGCAAAACCAATCCCCAATTATGACACCATACCCAAGTAGGTCAATGGAAGATAGCAAACCTATAAATACACAATTTGACTTAAGAAGCGACCAATGGATTCAGCAAATATCAGATGATACCGCTAGACTATGCGCCAACATTGGTATGACAGTACTTGATTATGACCCTAGACTATTACAAGCAGGACAGCGTACTGATGATGAAATAAATGCAATGACAGATATTACCGCATGTACAGTTAAAGGCTTTAGAGAAATCATTGAAGCAAAAATAAATGCATTGCTTACGGATGTTGCAACATACTTTAAGTTAAATGTAAAGGTATCTATTCGTTGGAGTATGGCTTCCATATTAAATCCTAGCAAGAACACAGATATAAACATAAGACAGTTACAAGCAGGTCTTATTTCGAGAAAGGAAGCAATTCGAAGAGTCAACCCTGACTTAAACGAAAAAGAGATTGATGACCTTTATAAAGAGGTTGTAGCTGAACAGGGTGCAATGGCTACCGAGAATGCTTTTAATAACTTCTAATGGATGAAAAAGAAGATAAGGTAGTTCTTGCAATAGAGGAAGCAAATACAAAGGTTTTAGATATAGTCAATAAGTCAATGTTCTATGGATGGAACAAAGAACGAGCAAAAGAAAAGGTTAGGCAGTTAGTTGAAGAAACTAGAAAAAACCTAACCGATTTAGGCGCTAGTGATGAATTGATATTGAATACTACAAATTCGATTTTAAGTACTTTTATGAGTGCTTGGAGTATAACAATAGGTACTCTTAAGGAAATCGAAAAAAAGGACAAAATAGGAGTGATTGCACGTACCATATTAAGTATGGAAAGCAATACTCCAATAGAGGTTACTGATAAAGGCTTGGTTGTTGATGTAATTGACAATGAATATGTCGGCATTGGTAAGGGTGGAGTAAGAAATTTAAGAGATTACATGACCACAAGTGTTACATTAGGCGCAGGACAAAGATTTGATGATTACACCACAAGAATAAACGAAGCCTTAAACAGCATAAACGAGCGCTTGGCGGACAATACAATGACCTTAATCGGCAGTGATGGAAGAAAGTTGAGCGTTCGCAATCTTGCTGAAATAGAATCTAGGTACAAGATGATCAGTGAGGATTTAACTAGAAACGGAATCAATGTAAATGATTATGTTATAGCTTCTTCACACATGGATGCTTCTGAACGTTGTAGTTGGTGGCAGGGTAAAATATTTCTAGTTGACCTAGATATCAATTCAAGACCAATGGGGCAATATAAAGGGAAACAACCTAACCAAGACATACTTGGATATATTGATGGTAAGCCATACTATAGCCTATCACAAGCGTGTCAAAATGGCTTTTTATCTTATAATTGTCAGCATAGGTTGATAAAGTATTATAAGGGCATAAAACCACCAATATATTCCCTTATAAGCGTAAAGAAAAAGAGAAATCTAACCGCCATTCAAAGAAATATGGAAAACAATGTGCGTAGGTTTAAGCGTAGAGAAGTGCTATCCAATAATGGGGTAATCATAAGAAGAAAGAATCCATATACCGAGAAGATGGAGCTATTCAAAGAAAGAGATTACAACACTATGATGAGCAAGTATTGGCAAGAAAGATATAGCCAATTCAGTGAGGATAACGGCCTACCTGAATATAGATGGCGCTTAAGGATTACACAAGCAGAAAGAGAGATTACAACATGATAGTAGTTTTCGCTTTATTGCTTTTAATGATAGCCGAGTTATCGGACAATGAGGGAAACCCCAAAAACCAAAAATAAGACAAATTTAAGGGCATACACTTGCCCTTTTATTTATGCCTTTAATGCTAGGCGTAAAAGAAGCGTAAATCTTTTAAATCGAAGCGTGAAGCGACCACGAAAAAAGCGTAAATGAGGAGGAAGAAAAATGAAAAGAGAAGATTTAAAGACAAGACTAACCAATGCAGGAATTGCAGAGGACAAATTGAGTGAGGTAGTTGACTACATCATGAGCCAAAATGGCGCTGATGTAAATTCATTAAAAGAAGAAATAACTACATTAAAGGCTACCCACGAAAAGGAGCTTAAGGCTGTTCAAGATGAATCAGCATCCTTAAAAACTAGGGTGGAAGCGTATAAGGATTATGAGGATTTGAAAAAGTTTAAGGAAGAAACTATTGAGAAAGCGGAAAACTCTAAAAAGGTCGAGTTTTTAAAATCTCAAGGTTGTAAGTACCCTGATTTAGTCATGCCAAAGATTGATTTTAGTAAGGCTGAATATGATGAAGAGGGTAAGACTTACAAAGGTTTGGATGAAGCAATCAAAGGCTTAAAGACTTCTTATGCAGGTATGTTTGAGGGGGATGTTCAAAGAGCAAACCCAACACCAACACCATCACAGAATCCAAGTAGTGATTTTGAGAAGTATAAGGCAGCACATCCAAATTGGCATTTTGAATAAAAATATTTACTAAAAAAATTTAGAAAAAGAGAGGATTAAAAGATTATGCCATTCACAGGTAAGACAGAATTTGGTAAAGTTTTAGCAGCAAAATTAAGATCTCAATTAGTAGTTGATGGTCTATTCCGTAGAGAGTATAAGGGCGATG